TTACCTAGGTGACATTGACGACTTATACAAAGACGAAGTAAAAGAAGAAAAAAACAAAATCTCATATGATCTAAAAACAGGTAAATTAACAGGCTGGGAACACGAAGGTGATTGGGAAAAAACCAAAGGCAAAGATCCTGTTGGTAAGATACATCACATGAGTGACGTTGCCCGTAAACGTACAGAAAAATTAGTTAAAGAACCAATGAAAGAAGATGAAGAAGATGACGGTGGCTTTGAAGCGATCCAGTCAGCTATCATTCGGAGAATCATACATGGCAAACATCATGACTTATTAATGAAATTAGGCCCACAAGGTGTTATGGATGCGGCTCGTGAAATAGCAGATTTCGCTGCACCTGTTGAAGAAATTGGTAGCAGTGATGTCAGTGGTTGGGTTCGTATGATTGAACGCAACGCTGGCATTGAACAAGAACACAGTGACCTACACGAGGCATTTGAACAAGCATTAACCGAAGGCAGATTTAACCCTGGAGATAAAGTCAAATGTCCAGATGGAAAAATAGGCACAGTTACCGGAGATGGTGATGGGTATTACTTTATCAAAGGTGACGACGGTGAAACATATTCATACAGAATGCAAGAAGTCAAACCAGTTGACGAAGCTATTACCATGCCAGACAACCCTGATTATAGCAAATATGACAAACCAACATTCCAAAGAAACAATCCAAAAGAATTACCTAAAAAATCTGGTTGGACTGGAGTAAACACAGACGAACCAGCTTATAAGAGAAAAGATCAATACGAAAGAGAAAGAGAACAACTCAAAAGATTATCAGGCTTAAAATAATTCCCCGGGATGGGAAGGCAGCACCAAAGGCACTTTTATAGTGCCTTTTTTGTTGGCTGATAAGTACATGCATGAGAAACTTTTTTTATGATATCTATCTAAACCTTACAGCAGATCAAAAATCATCAGTTATAGTAGAAGTTAACAATACTTTGGTTGTTAACTTTATTTTACTATTTGAAAGAGATTACAGTATATCAGCTGCCGATCAATTGATATATCAACTACATAAACTAGGACAAGGTAAACGATTCTTATTTGTATTCGATGATGGCGTACTGTTAAGAATGACTAATGCTGTAGAAATAATTAAAAACATTATCAAAACATTTAATCTAAATAGTGACAGTTGTGCTGTGTTCTGCCGAGAACCGATAAACTTTCCCGGTGTAACTGTTATATATGAAGACAGCATAGAATTATGGGCTCGACAATTATATCCCTATATCAAAGGCTTTGACATCCCACAAGGACCTTTTAGCAAACGTTTTGCTGTTTGGTTTAATAGAGGCACGTTCTATAGGACCATGTTAGCAGAACATTTACAAACTAATCATGCCGATGACAGTTATATATCATATCAAGAATCTGGTATGCTGAGGCACCCAAGATTCGAGCAGTATTTTGAACATGAGATCGCCTGGGCCAGTGCCAATACACCTATAGTATATGATGAGATATTTCCAAATCGCAGTTATACCTATGAACAAATAGTAGGTGATCGTAAACCTTATAATGATTATTTTATGGAAATCATAGTAGAAACAGATTCATTGACCACAGGGTGGATAACAGAAAAGACCATAAAGAATCTTTATATCGGTAAACCATTCTTGGTAATGTCGGGTGCTAGAACTTTAGAAAAACTTAGATCATTTGGATTTAAAACATTTGGTTCTTGGATCGATGAAACCTACGATACTATCGATAACAATCATCTGAGATTGGAGGCGATCAAAAGAGAAATAGATAGACTAGCAGGTATCGATGTAAATCAGATGTACCAAGAGCTATTACCTATACTCGAACACAATAGACAAACCTATGGCAAATATATTACTAGCGGGCGATAGTTGGGGCATAGGGGTCTTTGCTGATCAAGGGCAAGGATATGGTCCCACGGGCCAAGGTATTGCATCTATATTAACCAGCCAAGGACATACTGTATATAATATCAGCAAAGCTGGTGGCAGTAATTGGCTGATGATAGATCGCCTTGAAGGTAATTGGAATAACACCAAGAGATGTTTATTTGGTGTTGACCCTAGAGATCGCATAGAATTTGATCTAGCTAAAATGGATCATATAATATTCCTACAGACTGATATATTCCGTGAACGTCACTATTATGACAAACAACACCCTGATGATGTTGATCATAGATATAAAATATTAGAACAAAAGTTTGTAGACAGTCTATTAGACTGCGAGTCTTTAGAGGCATATATTAACAGTTATTTTGCTAGATTTTATACCAGATTGGATAGATTTATTGGATATTATCACAAAAAAGTGCTGATGTTAGGCTGTTGGAGCCAACTACACCCTAGTATTGTAAATTATCCTAATTTAGTCAATGTAGCGACCAGTGCTACTAAATTATTGATACCAGAACTTGAGCGTGATGTATACATGAGTGATGCAGAATGGTACACACAGTTAGCTGACAATCCTAGATTCATGCAGAAGTTTGGCAAAGAATTCAAACCGATGACCATTGACGCTGAGAATAAATTGATGTTAATATGTAAATACTGGAAGGAAGTTCATCCAGATCTACAGGGATATCAACGATTAACAGATGTTTTGGTTAAAAAATTCTAAAAATATCACTTGCGGAATAAATAATAGTAGCGTATTATGTTTTATATGACTAATACGTTTAGGCATATTTTAAGACCAACTTAAGGAGAAATAACATGGCAACATCATTAGCAGAAATCCGTGCAAAATTACAAGCACAAGAAACACGCAGTTCGGGTAGTAATTCATCACAAGGTGGCGACAACGCTATCTATGCACACTGGAACATCGCAGAAGGGCAAAATGCTCGAATCAGATTCCTTCCAGACGCAAATCCAAAAAATACATTCTTCTGGGTAGAAAGAGCAATGATCAATTTACCATTTGCTGGCATTAAAGGTCAAGCAGATAGTAAACAAGTTACTGTTCAAGTACCATGCGTTGAGATGTGGGGTGAAGCATGCCCAATCTTAGCAGAAGTACGTGCTTGGTTCAAAGATCCAAGTTTAGAAGATATGGGTCGTAAATATTGGAAGAAAAGATCATACTTGTTCCAAGGTTTTGTGCGTGAGAATCCTTTGAAAGACGATGTTACACCTGCAAACCCAATTCGTAGATTCATTATCAGTCCACAGATTTTCAATCTAGTAAAAGCAGCCTTGCTTGATCCAGAACTAGAAAATCTACCAACAGACTACCAAGGTGGTTTAGACTTTACAGTTACTAAAACATCAAAAGGTGGTTATGCTGACTACAGCACTAGTAAATGGTCACGCAAAGAATCTGCACTAACAGCAGAAGAAGCTGGCGCGATTGAACAGTTTGGTTTATATAACTTAGCAGACTTTTTACCTAAGAAACCAACAGATGTTGAACTAAAAGTAATCAAAGAAATGTTTGAAGCTTCAGTAAATGGTGAAGCATATGACGCTGATCGTTGGGGCAATTACTATAAACCAAGAGGTGTTACAGTAGTTACAGCTAATGCTTCAACTGACAGTGCATCAGCAGCTTCAGCTGAACCAGCAGTTCACGAAGATGACGGTACATTAGATACACCAGTATCAACCCCAGCACCAGTTGCAGAGGCTGCACCAGCGGCTCCTACAGCACCAGTTGCAACACCTCCAGCTGGCGGTACAGCACGTGCTGAAGACATCTTAGCAATGATTAGGAATCGTCAAAAGGCGTCTTAATTGACTACTTATATCATTGATTATCCACATGGAGGTATGGGCTGTACACTTATGGCCCATATCCTCTATTCTTGTGGTAAGATTAACACAGATATAAAGACGATCTTTAGTGATACTGGTGATTGTCATAACTATTATCATGCTAATCTAGATTCATTCAAACACTTAAACATTGGTGCTGACCATTACAGTTATGGTGTATCAAAACAAGTGGCTAATGAATATTCTAGAGACGATACCGATACTGTATGTTTGGTCCAATTGGAACCCAACGACATTTATCATCTATTGCGTTTGAAAATGGAATATGGCAAGGCCTATAAAGATACTCCAAAAGTAGATAACTTTAATAAATTTTTTGATATCACCTATGAACAGTCATCAATTGACTTTTTAGAGTCATTGACATTAAAATATTATAGTATGGTAACATCTATAGTAGAGAAATATCCTACTAGTGTTTGGTTTCCGTTAGAAGCACTGATCAAACATGATGTTAAAGATGTTAAATCTATTATAGAAACTACTATGGGTTGGACCTGGGATGATCAAAAAAGTTTAGAGTTCCATAATTATATGTTAGAAGCCAATAAAAAATATCTAGATTGGTTTGAAAATATAAAGGCTATCTGTGAAGGTTGTATAGCACAAGAAGTGTTTGATCTTGGAGAATTAGAGTTCTGGGAAAAGGCCGCGGTAATAGCCTATACCTGTGCTAATTTAGAATTGAATCCAACAGAATTACGTTGGTATGATAATAATTTTTTACAAGGCAACAATCAATCATTGGTTGCCGATTTAAAAAGGATGTAATAGTATGCCAAAACCATTTGACATTAGTAAATTTAGAAAGTCGATTACCAAAAGCATCGATGGCTTAGGTATCGGTTTCAATGATCCAACTGATTGGATCTCAACAGGTAATTATACTTTAAATTATCTGATCAGCAGTGACTTCCATAAAGGTATTCCACTAGGCAAAGTAACAGTGTTTGCTGGTGAATCTGGTGCAGGTAAATCATATATCTGTTCAGGTAATATCATTAAAAATGCACAAGAACAAGGCATTTATGTTATTTTGATCGACAGTGAAAATGCTCTAGATGAAAGTTGGTTACACGCATTAGGTGTAAGCACAGATGAAAGCAAGTTGCTGAAATTAAATGTGGCCATGATCGATGACGTGGCTAAAACGATACATGAGTTTATGAAAGAATATAAACTACTACCTTCTGAAGAGCGTCCAAAAGTTTTATTCGTTATTGACAGTTTAGGTATGTTATTAACACCAACAGACATCAATCAATTTGAAGCGGGCGATTTAAAAGGTGACATGGGTCGTAAACCTAAAGCACTGACAGCATTGGTCCGTAATTGTGTAAATATGTTTGGCAGTAACAATGTTGGCCTAGTGGCAACTAACCATACCTACGCTAGCCAAGACATGTTTGACCCAGATGATAAGATTTCGGGTGGTCAGGGATTTATCTACGCTTCAAGTATAGTAGTTGCTATGCGCAAACTCAAACTTAAAGAAGACGAAGATGGTAACAAGATATCAGAAGTCAAAGGTATCCGTGCAGCATGTAAAGTTATGAAAACTCGATATGCTAAACCATTTGAATCAGTACAAGTTAAGATTCCGTATGAAACAGGCATGAATCCATACAGTGGATTAACTGATATGATGGAAGCCAAAGGTCTATTAGCTAAAGACGGTAATAGACTTGCTTATAAATCAGCTGATGGTAAAGAAATTAAACAGTTCCGCAAAGCATGGGAATCGAATGAAGAAGGTTGTTTAGACATCGTCATGAAAGATATTTCCAGCAATTCTAAACTATTAGAAACTACGACAGCAGTTGAAACAACACCAGAGGAAGGAGTTGAAGAATGAGCATTGAGTTAGATGCATTAGGTGAAGTTTGGTTAACTTGTAAAGAGTACATCGCTCCTAAGGATCGACAAGCGGCTGCCGATCATGTGTTGGCAATCGTAGCTGATCACAACATAACTGAACGTGATCTTAAAGCATTCGCAGGTACCGATAGTTATCTCAAACGTAGTCTTAAAGAATATCTCGGCGAAGATGAAGTCGAAGAATCAGACTACGATGATGACGAGGACGATGATTATTAATGTGGTATAGTCGCATAGTTGCTAGTCTTGGTGCAATTCCAGACTTCATTGAACATTACGAAAGAGAGTTAGATGAAGCTAAAACAGAAGTTGGAATCTATGGTAACATAGAAAAGAGTCTAGCTGGCCTGCCCGGTATAACTGAGCGTCGCTTTAATCAATTGCAAGAAATTGAAGCGGTGCTCAATTATCTTAATATTCGTCTACGCAAGATACGTAGAACACACTTCCAAAAATATCTAGAAAACTATCAACGAGCTCTTACATCGCGAGATGTAGAAAAGTATGTCGATGGTGAGGACGAAGTAATCGACTTTGAAACCATCATCAATGAAGTGGCACTATTACGAAATAAATGGTTAGGTATCATGAAAGGGCTTGAAAGCAAGAACTTCATGCTAGGACACGTAACTCGTTTAAGAACAGCAGGTATGGAGGACGCATCAATTGGCTAGACACAGTCTACATATATTAGAAACTATACGTCAATATGATACTTTCTTAGAAAGTCTTAAGAATGTAGCTGACATGGGCTGTGGCACAGGTGAAGACACTGTATGGTGGGCTACCTTAGAAAACTACAATGACCCTCCAGAACCTTATAATTTTAATACTTTTGCCGTAGATAGAGATGGGTCCAAGCTATCAGCAGTTCCTGATCTACCAAATATTAAAAAGATCCAACGAGATTTTACAGAACCTCATATATTCCCTGTTAACATCGATTTGATGTGGGCGCATGATTGTTTACAATGCAGCACTGATCCATTAAGCACATTAAAAAACTGGAATGACCAGATGACTGTTAATGGCATGTTACTGTTGACTATTCCACAACACACTGGTATAGAATACAGTAAACAGTTCAGCAGGGGCCATAGTGGGTGTTACTATCATTATACTCCAATAATGCTGATCTACATGTTAGCTGTCAATGGATTTGATTGTCGCGATGCATATCTATTAAAAAGGTTCAATGATCCGTGGGTCCACATGGCTGTATATAAAACAGACATCGCTCCAATGGATCCAAAAACTACCACATGGTTTGATTTAATTGATAAAAATCTATTACACCCTAGCATGGTATCTAGCATTATGGCCAACGGATATTTAAAACAAGAAGAAATAGTCATGCCATGGTTAGATAAAGAGTTATATTTTATTGACTACATCAGTCAATGGGAACCTTTACGTGGCGCACCAGTAACGGTTACAGAATCCACAGGAGTGTTCAACACGACAGAACATTCAAATGTTCACACTATATTCCAAAATAATGTAATTACCACTGGCACCCAACTGCTTAAACCCTTACCTCCTACTAGAAAAAGCTATAGAAACAAATGATTAATCGTGTGGTATTAGTTACTGGTGGATTTGATCCTTTACATTCAGGACACATAGACTATTTCAAACATGCAAAACGCCTAGGAGATATACTAGTAGTTGGTGTCAACAGTGACAGTTGGTTAAGGAAGAAAAAAGGTCGTGAATTCATGCCTAGCAGTGAACGTATCAGGATCATTGAAAATCTCAAGATGGTAGATCACTGTATACTGTTTAATGACACAGACGGTACTGCTATAGAAGCCATTCACAACGTTAAAACTTTATATCCCAACAGTCAGATTATCTTTGCCAATGGTGGCGATCGCACTCAAGACAACATTCCAGAAATGTCAGTTAAAGATGTAGAATTCCAATTTGGTGTAGGCGGATACGATAAAAAGAATTCAAGCAGTTGGATATTAGAAGAATGGAAAGCCCCTAAAACTATACGTCCCTGGGGTTATTGGCGTGTATTACATGAAATGCCAACGGTTAAAGTTAAAGAACTTACCATAGAACCTGGACAAAGTCTTAGCATGCAACGTCATTGGGATCGTTGGGAGTTTTGGTTCATAGCGGAAGGACGTTGCTGTGTTGAAACAGAATGGGAAGATAGTCCAGAGCTCAATAGGACCTATGAGCTAGATACATTCTACCATCATTGGATTAGCAAAGAATCCTGGCATAGATTGTACAATCCTTACAATAGACCCTGTAAAATAGTTGAAATACAATATGGTGTAGTCTGCGAAGAAGATGATATAGAACGCAGATAAATACTGTATCATGCGTGATTTAATCAACCTAATAGAAGCATCTCTAAATCCCAAGGAGTTGGCCAAACATCAGGGCAAATACCTAGGAATATTACTACAATACATCGACAACAATAAACCTGTAGCTGTATCACCTGAATATCAGGCTAAATTTGGCAAGTCAGTGTTGATTAATCCTGCTATGTCTAAACCATTAAAACAGGCATTAAAACACCCTGAAGACATTAAATCCTATTTGCCTAAAAATATCATACTTAAAAATGGCCAAACTGCACCATGGGGCGTGCTGTATAAAGGTACAGAATTCACACAACTAGCTGGTCAAAAAACTTACAATGCTGGACATCTAGCTGAACTGTTCATGGGGTTTAGTATGTCAACTAAATTCCTTAATGCTGGAAACCCTATAACATCAGCACAGGTGTTAACTGTAATCAAAGCCAGTGACGCACAACCTCAAGGAAAGAATTATCTTTTTAAACTATCAAGTCCAATCACATACAATAAGAATATAGGTAAGAATGACCAACTGGAGTTTACAGGACTAGCGCCAGGAAAGTCGTCAGAATCATTTATCAAACAGATAAAAACTAATCGTCTAGCACCAGACCTAAGCGCAGTATTAAACAGTGCGGTCAAGTATATCAATGAATCACGAAGTGTTAAGGCCTCATGTGAGCGTGTGATCCAAGACAAAAATACTAATAAAATTAATGTAATATCTGATGGCACATCTGATGCGAGAGGAACCAAAGCTGACTTAACCCTAAGTATCGATGGCGAAAAAATTGATTTGCTAAGTCTTAAAACCTATAGTTCAAAAACTCTAGGTCAGATCTCAGGATTAAAATTCCCTTCATTACAAAAATGGTTCCAAGTTGGTTTTGATATTGATATCAGCAAGTATCGTAAATTACTAGATGCACCACTTGACGAAAAGACCATATACGATAATCTATTAACTGAAATCTATGACAAGGTAGTATACCCCCAAGTTCAAAAGATAGTTAAAAATCAAAAACCAAACGTAGAAGCTAAAATTGTCAAACATCTGACAGATGCGGCTAACTTCTTTGCTCGCGGTGAAAAATTAGAAAATGTAGAAGTAGTTAAACTCGATGATAAAGTATCAACAGGTAGTTACAAGGTTTTGCGTTTCAGTGATAACTTATATCAAGCCATGCAGCATTTGGATTTAGACACTAGATTAGTATCAAGTGCTAACAGTCGTACTATACAAATTTGGACTAAACCACAAGAAGGTGAAAAGATCGCCAAAGGATCAAATTTACTTTGCCAATTTAGAACTGGACTGATGGGTGGATACGCAAGAAACTTTTTTGAAACCGGCCCTATGCTAGAACTGCTGACCAAAGTAGAACATCATGAACCAATCGAAATAGCACCCGCCAGAGATAAACGCAACAAACCAACAAAACTCAGACAAAAACGTTGACATTCTGTTAACATTCAGTTATAATTAAGTATATTCAATCACATGGAGTATTCTATGACAGTCAAAGCAGTCAACACCGTTGAACGTTATAACATTGATAACTGTATCAAACCATTTGAGGGTAATCGTTTCCGTATGATCCTAGCCGGGGCTATCCGAGCCAGAGAAATCGCAAGCAAACGTGTTATCGCAGATAAAAATGGTAATCGTAAACCTTATGCAAATAAGCCTACAGTTGAAGCACTGATTGAAATCGACCAAGGTATATTTGGCGCAGAATACTTAAACAAAATCAAACAAGGATAAACAGATGGCAACTAACAGTAACTTTAATCTTTCAAAAACAGCGAAACGATTCGCATCATTCATCGACAATCCTACTCGTCGCAGAGAGTTCACTAAGCTAATGACTCAAGCAGAAGCAGCTTATGCTAATGGTAAGAATCGCAAGTTCAGTGACCCAGCAGTAGCACAAAAAGGTCCTAAAGGTCCAGCGTCAGAATGAGTGAAAAGAAGTTATGGGACAGCATAGACAGTGGCATACTAAAAAGTCTACCTAATGCAGCCAAAGGGTATGAACAACGTATCAACATACCTGAGTTTACATTCTTAGGTGGTGCCAACCAACCAGACTTTGGTGATGTCACTATTTGGTTTTATGGTAATGAAAAGACCATTGAACTAAAAAGCCTTAAACAATACATATTCCAATATCGTGACACACGTCTTAGCTATGAGCGAGCACTAGATGTCATGTATAAGGATCTCAAGGCAGTATATGCTCCGGATCGTATTCGTATAGAAATTGAATATCGACCACGTGGCGGTATCAGCAGTAAAATGACTGTAGACAGTGATTGGGGTCACTTAGGCGGCACTGATCAAATTTGGCAACATCACAAGGAATAATATGGATTACAAAGTAAAAGATATAAGTTTAGCTGCGTGGGGACATAAAGAAATCGCCATAGCCGAAACAGAAATGCCAGGATTGATGGCCATCAAAGATGAGCTTTACTATCAACAACCACTTAAAGGTGCACGTATCGTTGGTAGTCTACACATGACCATACAGACAGCGGTGTTGGTACAGACACTAGTAGCCTTAGGCGCAGAAGTGCGTTGGTCAAGCTGTAATATTTTCTCAACGCAAGATCATGCGGCAGCGGCATTAGCAGAACAAGGAATTCCAGTCTACGCTTGGAAAGGTGAAACAGAAGAAGAATATTGGTGGTGTATTGATCAAACAATCACAGGTCCAGATGGATGGACACCTAACATGATCTTAGATGATGGTCATGATCTAACTAGTCGTATTCATACTAACTATCCACATCTATTAGATGGCATCTATGGAGTTACTGAAGAAACGACCACAGGTATCCATAAGATCCGTGAAGCCATCGAAGCAGGTAAATTTAAATTACGTGCTATCAATGTCAACGATTCAGTGACAAAAAGCAAGTTTGACAACTTGTATGGTTGCCGTGAATCATTAGTTGATGGTATCAAACGTGCAACAGATGTTATGATTGCAGGTAAGATCGCTGTGGTAGCAGGCTTCGGTGATGTAGGCAAAGGATCAGCGGCCGCACTGCGAGCACTATCAGCTCAAGTGTGGGTAACTGAAATTGATCCAATCTGCGCACTGCAAGCAGCAATGGAAGGCTATCGTGTAGTTACCATGGATGAAGCTGCTAGTGAAGCAGATATCTTTGTAACTGCCACAGGTAACATTGATGTCATTACCTACGAACACATGGAACGTATGAAAGACAATGCTATCATCTGTAACATCGGTCACTTTGACAGTGAGATCGATATCGCTAGCTTAAAAGACTGTGAGTGGGACGAGATCAAACCACAGGTAGATCATGTGACCATGCCAGGTGGACACAAGCTGATCATCTTAGCCAAAGGCAGACTAGTTAACTTGGGTTGTGCAACAGGACATCCTAGCTATGTCATGTCAAATAGTTTTACCAATCAGGTATTAGCGCAGGTAGAACTATTCACTAACTATAAAGATTATACGATTGGTGAACTATATCTATTACCTAAACACCTAGATGAGAAGGTAGCGAGACTGCATTTAGATAAGATTGGTGCGAGACTGACCACACTAACTGATGAACAAGCAAAATACATCAGCGTTGGTGTCGATGGCCCATTCAAACCAGATACTTATAGATATTAATCAAAGAAAGCAAAAAAGCCTCACTTTATGTGGGGCTTTTTCTTGACCCATCATTACTGCTTATTAGTTTTTCTTATTATCTCCATTAAATCATTCAATAAGCAAAACCTATTAAAACCACTTGACCAATAGGTTTTTTTGCATATATAATATATGTAAGACACACATTTAAAAGGAGGAAATTATGTCTTTGATTAATACACAGGTACAACCATTTAAGGCGCAAGCGTTCCACAATGGTAAATTCGTTGAAGTAACAGAACAAGATTGGAAAGGTCGTTGGACAGCAGTTATCTTTATGCCAGCGGCATTTACATTTAACTGCCCAACAGAAATTGAAGATGCAGCAGACAACTACGCAGAATTTAAAAAGATTGGTGCTGAAGTATATGTGGTCACCACAGACACGCACTTCGCACACAAAGTTTGGCACGAAACCAGTCCTAAGGTAGGCAAAGCTGAATTCCCATTAGTTGGTGACCCAGCACATGTCCTAACTACAGCGTTTGGGGTACATATCCCAGAAGAAGGACTAGCACTACGTGGCACATTTATCATCAACCCAGAAGGCGTGATCAAGACAGCAGAAATCCACGACAATGCTATCGCACGTGATGTTGATGAAACACTACGTAAATTAAAGGCAGCAAAATATGTCGCAGAGAACGATGGACAAGTTTGCCCAGCTAAATGGAAAGAAGGCGCAGCTACTATCGCTCCAAGCCTAGATCTAGTAGGTAAGATCTAACGATGACCAACAGGGAGTTTGAAGACTATGCTGATTATTGTAGAAGTCGTGGCTTTGATAATTGCCCTTGTAGATAGTTTAGTTTAACCAAAAAGCTCACTAAGGTGGGCTTTTTTGTTGACAGAATTTTGATTTCATGCTATAGTATTACAGTAACAATCTATAATTATGGAGTAATAAACATGTTTGATTCAATTGAAATTAGAAAAGCAGCAAATGGATTCGTCGTCATTTTGGTACAAAATGACGAAACTACAGAATACGTTTTTGACAGCAGCCGTAAAGCTATCCGTTTTATCAAAGAATACGTAGAAGCTAAAGTAGCA